AGTCTCAAACCCAGTTACCGCACCTGCTAATGTTAAAGCACCAGTGCCAGTTGTGGTCGTTGTTTCTTTTACCCTGTCATTTATTACTAACGCCATTACTTCAACTCTATAGTTAAGTTATCTGCATTTATTCTAAATATATCACCACTTGCTATTGCTTTACTGGCATCTAAAGCACCTACAAAAAGTATGTTACCACTACTTGATGCGTCTGCAATAAACACATGTGTAATAGTATTATCTGTTCCACCAGATGCAGGAAACTCTATGTTAGCTGCATTCTTTGCAGTTTGTGTGTCTGTTGAATCAGCACCTATTGTTGTCCAGTTTGCTGCAGTCACTTGTTGCCTTGCATAATTTGTAAAATTTGCTTCTGTTACAGATCCAGTTTCTGCTGCACTAACCGCTGTTGCAAGTCCTACATAAATACTATCTCCCGGACTAGAAAAACTTAAGGAGTTGTTTTTAAATATAAAATGTAACAATCTTCTTTCTAGATAATTGGTTGCTGCGTTTGCTGTTGCCATGTTCTACTCCTATGTTCTCTGCGCTCTTGGTAGACCTTCAGAGTAAGCGTCAGTATTTTCTCTTGCCTCTCCGTAATCTTTAAGTCTTGTTAATTGATCCATAAACCTTTTTTCATATTGTTGTATTAAATCAGGCTCGCCTTTCATAAAAATATAAGCATCTACTAATGACCCAAACAATAATGCAAATGGAGCATTAGTGCTTAACCATGTTTTATCACTATCTGCACCTGCAGTTAAACTGGTGGGTCTGTAATAGTAATGCAATTCTATTGCATAATTTGAGTTTGGGGTTGGGCCAACTATAAAATTATTTGCGTCAAACTGAGCATAAAATCTTGGCTTTGCTGTTGAGGTAGAGCCATCATAAGCCTCTTGGATAAAGTTAACATCTTTTTGTAATAAAAAAGATTCACTGCCTGCTGTAGTTATTTGTAAAGAAAAAGATGCTAAATAGTCTAATGGTATTGTTAAAAATTTATCACTTGATGTTAAATTAGTTGTAACATTCTTTCTGAATATTTCTAAATCAACATTCTTAAATATTCTCTCTTCCGCTGCTTTTATAAAATCAGATAAATGACTTACAAATGCTGTTTCTGTATTATCGGTATAGTCTTGTATTGCCGTCTTTAACTGTGCAAATGTAAAGCTCATCTAAGCCTCCAAAGTAACTGGTCCAACTGTGGCAAACACACCGCCTCCAGTAATCGATCCCGCAGTTGATTCTGCTGCAATAGTAATGGTGTATGTGTCATCTGTTAATTTAGTTATAGCATATCCTGTAGCTAAGTTAAAGTTAGCTGCTGTTAAACCATCAAAGCCTAGACAGTTTCTGAATCTTACTGTGTCTGATGTAGATCTGCCGTGGTCTTTCTCTGTTACTGTGACAACTGTGCTACCGCTATCTGCAGCAGCAGTTGTAAATGGATCGACTAGTAACAGCCTCTCTGTTGCAGGCTCTATTCTATCTGGTCTTGCGTTTAATAGTGATTGAGTATCATCAGTTTTAAATTTACCTAAATGATTCTGTGGGTGATCTGGGTCAACAACATCATAGCCGACCATCATACCAGTTTTGGCACCGTTTCTAATCTCTGGTATCAGTTCCCTAAGCGGATATCTAAATCCTGTCTTATCACATATACCGTATGCATATTTACCAACTGAATAAGGCATTACTTCTCTTTCTTTGATTTGTAGAAATATTCTTCACTATCTCCAAATCTCTCTAGTTTATTCTCGTTTTCTACCTGATAATAATATGTGCTAACTTTAAAATCAGGTGTTAATGGTTCTGCAGGAGTCAAACTGTTATCATATATCCTAGTTCTGTTGTTGGGATACAAACAATACTGACCGTTTTCTAATTCTATAATATTGTGTGACTTATGCTCCTCTGGTGTTTCGCTAGTGCTAAAGTCAACTGTATCTATGTCACCATGATAATTATCAAGAGTTGCTACATAAGACCCTTTTACTGATCCCGCATCTCTAGTGTAAACTTCATAACTCATAGAGCCTATAAACTGTTTTTGTATACAAGTTACATTGTAATCCATACAATTCCAAAACTGTAGATTATACAAAGGCAAGTCAGGGTTAGGTGTTTTTGGCTCACTAACAAAAGCACTTATAGGTAACTTATCAAACATTGCACCATACTCTGGTAGGTATGTTTCAAAGTAAAAAGCCCTACCCGGCAAGGATTTACAAGATATCCAGACGCCTTTTATAAACTCACCATGACCATCTTCATGATCTCTTAAGTATTCTTTTCTTACCCACAAGTTAATTGCAGGTAAGTTACATAATAATCTCGACACTATAAGTTACCGTTAACTTTTATCTCATTCTAAAACTAATACCTCTAGAGGCCATTCCTCCTCCACGCATCTTCATAACTTTTCCGCCTTTTTTCATAAATCCCATCTTGTTACGAACTGGTGTAGGTAATTTGCTTAAACCTTTACCTTTATTACCTTCTGGTACGGGTTTCAAAGAGCCACCACCAGCTTTGCGTGTTGGTTTTTTCTTTTGAGGGCTACCCACAGCTGTCATATAATACTTATCTTTTCTAGTTTTCCCTCTATTATCTTTAAGAGGACCAATATCAAAAGGATCTTTTACTTTTTTTGCATCAGCTTTGCCGCCTCCAGCTTTTCTCATCACCCCACCAGACTTTGCTTCCATAGGTTTCCCTCTGCCGGTTTGCTTATCTAGCATTTTTTTCTGACCGGGTGTCATAAATGGTCCACCACCTTTTGGTTCTTTCTTTTTCTTCTTAGTCTTTTTATTCATTCCTTCAAATACTATTGGCATTATCTTCTCCCTAGTGATGGTGATTTAGTTCTAAACTTTTCTTTTTTTACCAACCTATTTATCTGTCTTTTTGGCTTCATCTTAGGTTTAGGAGGTGGTGTCATTGCCACTTTTCTTTTCTTTACTGTGCCTTTCTTTTTAGGCTGTAGATCTGCCATTTGTGTTTTAGTCATACCTTTGTAAGGGCTTTGTTTAGTACTTCCGCCAACCGTTGCACCTGTTCTTTTTGCGCTGCCAACTTTCGATGCAGCATAAGGTAATTTTAAATTAGCACCTGCTCTAATTTTGTTAGCATCTGTTATATTTGGATTTGCAGACATTAATTGCTTTAATGTAAATCCTTTTTTCTTTGCTATCTGTGATAATGTATCACCAGATTTAATTTTATATTGTGGCATTTTAACCTCCGTAGAAAGTGTTGTATGGTACAAATCTAGCAGACGAGCTATCTTGATCTTCCCCTGCTGCTAGTTCAAACTGAAACTCATATTCTTGTTTGAGGGGAGCAACTCTATTTGCAACTTCCGGTCTCTTCATAGCAATGTAATAAGCCAAGCCAGAAACAAGACATGGTGCAAATCTAGGTGGTATAAAAGATGTTGTTGTCCCATCAATACCCGATGAAATCCCATCTATTCCCACAATTCTAAAAAAAGACAAAGTGTATGTGTCTGCACTATCTGGTACAGGCCACATTGTAACTGTCACAGAACCAGCAAGCCTTTGCACAAATATCTGCGTAGGCTTTCCTTGTGTATTCTTTGCACTTTGTTGTGCATATGTTGATACACTGATTCTTGTTAAATTGGTATCTACCTGACTTGTACCAGTTCCAGTTCTAATTTGATGCTCTAATATATCCACAGTATCTGTAGGCATAGTATATGTTGCTGTGCCAGAGCTAAGTGATAAAGTACCAGATGCTATTGTCCAAAGATTTAGCCCTCTGTTCTGCCATTCCATAGTTAATAAATTAAAACTACGTCTGGCGTTTCTTAAATCATTACCTGTTCTTAATTCTAATCCTGCTCTTGCATACGCCTCTTCAAACAGGTCTGGTATATCTGGGACTACTACTGCCATTTATGTGACCTTTCTATAAGCTCTCGTCTTTCTTGCAAT